TGGGCAGACCAAGGCAGGGGCAGAACAAGGCAAGGAAACAATGGCGGTAAATTCCTGTGGCAATCTATTGAGGAATGGATAACTGCAAAAGGTATTCCCGTTCGCAAATCAAAACAGGAAAGCGGTCAGTCAGTTTTGGAAGCCCGTAAATCTATGGCGATTGCGATTGCCAAAAAAATACACAGCAAAGGAACGATAAAGAGGTTTGGTTACAAAGGCGGTAATTTTATAGGCGATGTACTGACCCCTGCCAACATTGATGCAATCGCACAGCACTTGGGAGATGCCTTGGGTAAACCCATCACGGCATACGTTACAAGTGAGATTGCCACTACATAGGTAGGCACAAACCTACTTTTTTAGGTAGATGGCAATTACAATCGAAACCGAACCGAACGACATAAGCCCGGTATATTCACCCGTTGCTTATGTTGTGTCCTCAAATAACTACACTCAAACGAATTTCAAGTTTGTGGCTGTCGTAAAAAACGCAGCCGGTACAATCATAGCCAAACTGAAAGCACCTATTTTCTACGGCACTACCAACTATGGGGTGTTTGATTTGTCACGGATATTGCAGAATTATGTGACGTATGATTTTACACTTGGATTGGCAGCCCCTGCAAAATGTGCCAATTCTTATATTGCTTATTCAGTTGAATTTGGCGAGGAATATGGCGGCACGGAATACCTGAACCTGACATCCGACACGGGCAAATATTGCTGGAATGGGCTTTATTATTTGTACGGAAGTGAGCAGGTGACTGATTATGAAATTGATTTTGTGGGTGGCAGCAGTAAATTCCTGACCCGTGTCCGCACTCGCAGGGTTACAATAGCACAAAATGACTACCTTTATTTTTTACGTGGTGACAATGCCTGTGATGTTCGGGTGATTGCTTATGACAGCGCAGGTTCTACCACCACATCGGTAATCAATAACACCTTTGACACCACAACCGACAAGTCCGAATATTTGCTCCGTGTGGCTGCCGGGCCTAACAACCTGAACCTTATCGCACAGGGTTCCTTAATCAGCGGAACGTCTGGGAGTGTTGTTCCTACCAATACAAGTTACTACACGGTGCAAGTCGTAAACGGATCACTTGACCCCGGCACGGAAGCGTACCGCTTTGATGTGGTAGAAGAATGCAGTAAATACAGCCCACAATATTTGTACTTCCTGAACCCATTGGGTGGCTTTGAAACGGTGCGGTGCAGCATGATGTCACGAGATAAATACAACGTCACTCGCAAACAATTCAAGCGGAACAATTACGGCATCAGCGGAGTTCAGTATGTTTACGATACCAGTAAGCACGGCATGACCAACTATGCCACAGAAAAGACAAAGCAAGTGGTGCTGAACACCAACTGGCTGACCGAAACAGAATTTGAGTGGCTGCAAGATTTGATTGCATCCCCTGTGGTTTTTCTCGGCAACATTCCGGTCAACATAACCGACACAAGCTACGAGGTATTTGACTACATTGATGGCCCGAACAACCTGCAAATCACAGTTGAATATACCGAACCCGAAAGGTTACAAAACGCATGAACAACGTAAGATTAGTATGCGGTGGGTACAGCGTTGACCTGCCCACCGATTTTGGAATACAGATAAACAAGAGCATTGCTGACATTCGTGAACCTGAAAGCAGGTCATCGGACTGGACAAAGACGTTCACCCTGCCCGGTACAAAAACAAATAACAAGCTGTTCACCCACTTGTTTGATTTGAACTTGTCCATCCGCAACACGACATCCACCAATTTCAGTCCTGATTTCAATCCTAACCTGAAAGCCGATGCGCTGTTGACCGTGGATGAAGTCACGCAAATAGAAGGTTTTATCCGTTTGTTGTCGATTAAGGTTAACGACCTGAACCAAATCGAGTACGAATGCTCAATGCACGGGGAGTTGGCTGATCTATTCGCAAAGATTTCGGATGGTAAACTTCAAGATTTAGATTTTACCGAATACAACCACGTGCTGAATGCCACCAATATATTCAATTCATGGGACACTTCGATTGTAAAAAATGGTTCAAGCGGTTATGTAAATTTCAGCGGTGGCGCACCCATTGGTGAGGGTTATGTCTATGGATGGATGGACAATGGCACATACAAAGATTATCAAAATCTAAATGTTGATAACATGACCGTTTATATGTATGCGAAAACGGTAGTAGATAAGATTTTCAGCGGTGCAGGTTACAGCTATTCAAGTGGTTCGTTTTTCAATTCAGCGCAGTTCAAGCGACTTGTTATTCCATGCCCGACAAGATTTCCGATATTGGGCGAGGATGATGTGGCATTAAGATATTTTGAAGCTGAAAGGTCAACAGATGTAACGGTTACAGCTGGTAATAAATTGATTTTTAATAATGAAATAACTGATCCATCAAACCAATACAACACCACAACCGGAGTTTACACTTGTCAGTATTCGGGAGATTACAATATTTTTATTGATAACAATGCAACCGTGTCAGGTATTACACCATCGACCGTGTTTTATGCTGTATACGGAATTTATATCAATGGCAATATTTTCAATGTCGGCATCAGTGAACAGGGTTTTGCTGGGCCATCAGGTTCGGGAACACTTGACCAATTAGTTGATTTTTACAATGTTTATTTGAACAGAAATGATACTATTGAAATACGATTAGAGAATATTTTTGACAGCAGTTTTACTACCCCATTGACAGGGTGGACATATAATCAAAAAACAGGCAGTGGAATTTTTAATGAAATTAAACCAACAACATGGGGTTATGACGAAACCATAGATTTCGGTGGGTTTTTTCAGGGAGAAACAAAACAGCGTGAATTTATGAAGTGGCTTTTTACGATGTTTAATCTGTACGTGGAAGCAACAGACATGAATAAAACATTGTTGGTATTGCCACGTGATGATTTCTACACAAATACGGTACAGGATTGGACAGAAAAAAGGGACTTGTCACAGCCATTGGACATAACACCAATGGGTGAATTGGATGCAGGTAAATATCTATTCACATACTCCGAAGGTGACGATGACGATAACAAGGCATACAAACAAGACTTTGACAGGGTTTATGGAGACAGACAGATAACGATAAACAATGACTTCATAAAAGACGAAAAGAAAATCGAAGTTGGTTTCCAGCCAACAACACTAATCAATGTTGGTTTTGATGATAAATATCTGCCGGGTAATTCAACTGACAATCAGGATGGAAAAGCTGGTAAATTAAGGTTACTGCAATACAAGTACATGAGTTGCAAAACATACACAATTCACTATGGCAAAGCAACACCCGTATCTTCACCAACCACCACAACAAAAACAAACTACCCATACATGGGTCATTTGAGCGATCCATTGGCATCCACTACTGATATAAATTTTGGACTTCCTCAATATATTGGACTTCCCGGTGGAACACCAGTAACCAACAACAACCTGTATAATGCTTATTGGAGAAAATACATCAATGAAATAGTGGACAAAGACAGCAAGTTGGTAAAGGGCAGTTTCTACCTGACCCCGGCTGACATGGAAAAGCTGTCGTTCCGTGACCTTTATTTCTTTGACGGCAATTATTTCAGGTTAAACAAAATAGAGGATTATGACCCGATTAACCCATCGGTAAATATCTGTGAGTTTTTGTTTTTGAAAACCGGGCCCACATTCACAGCAACCACAGGAACCGTTGGCGGTGGCGGTACGCAGTCAAGTGGTGGCGGTGGTGATACCCAAGAATTTGAAAGAGACCCATACGATGGTAGTAATTTACCGGGAAGGGTTATTCAAAACAAAGGATTTTCAGTAGGTCAATACAACAACATTGGAAGCGGTGTAGTAACTGGGGATGCAGTGACTAACCTTGGTAGGGCAAATGCTGCCTTTGCGACAAGTGGAACTACCTTTTTACCAAATAGTGAACGCAGCGTGGTTATTGGTGAGGGTGTGCAGAATGTAGGCGCTGACGAAGTATGGCTGCAAGGGCAGTTGATGACACCAAATAATTTTGGCACAAATCGTTTTGCTTTCCCGCCTAACAATTATAATATTGACTTACATGACGATATAATTATTTCGCTTGGAACAGGCAACCACACATTGACATTACCTGACGCATCAACCGCATCCCACAAATTAATTTGGATTGTAAAAAAAGGTGCGCAGGGAACACTCACCATTGACGCATACGCAGACCAGTTGATTGACGGGGTAGCTAATTACACAATAAATAATCATTACGGAACGGCTTGTTTAGTATGTGATGGAACAGAATGGTACGCATTAACAAACAAATAAAATGGCAACAACCACAGTAGCAATAAATTTAGAGGCCAAAACCAAAGGCACGGATAGCGTTAAATCGCTGAAAGCACAAATCAGGGAAGCAACCCAAGAAGCGGCAGCGATGTCGCAGAAGTTTGGGGAGTTTTCACCACAGGCACTTGAAGCAGCCAAAAGGGTTGCAGACCTGAAAGACCAAATGGATGACCTGAATGAGAAAATTCAGGCATTGCACCCCGACAAATTCAACCGAATAAACACCATTGCCAAAGGTGTTGCAAATGGCTTCCAAGCTGCACAAGGTGCAATGGCTTTGTTTGGTGCTGAAAGCGAAGATGTGCAAAAAGCCCTTTTAAAAGTGCAGGGTGCAATGGCATTCGCACAGGGATTGGAAGGTTTGGATGCGGCAAAAAAACAATTCACAACCCTTGGTCAAGATGCAGTAAAGGCATTCAAAGGAATGACCACCGCATCCAAGGTTTTCATGGCCACCGGGCTTGGATTGCTTTTGACAGGACTTGCAACCGTTGCCGCATACTGGGATGAGATTGCCGTTTCGCTTGGCTTTGCCAAATCCGAAATGGAGAAGATGAATGACCAAATCAACATCGCTGGTCAGGCCACAAGAACCCAAGCCAATGATTTAAACTTCTACAATAGCATAGTTCAGGACACCACCAAGTCGGAAGCAGAAAGGAAGTTTGCTCTTGAAAAGTTAAAAGAAGCAGGGATTGAAACCAATGACATAAACCTTGACAATGCGGACTCGATGAAAACATTGACTGACCGCACCAAAGAAAATATATTAGTAATTGCTCAACGTGCAAGGACAGAAGCAGCAGCCCAAATATTGCAGGAAAAAACCAAGCGTTTATTGGAGTTGCAAAACAGCGACCTTGACGAGCAGACTTCTTCATGGGATAACTTTTACGCTGGGGCAGTTGGTGCGTTAATGGGCATAGACAAAGGTGCGCAGGAGTTGGGCAAAAGGGGTTTGAAAAATCTGCAAACCGCACAGCAGGAAGTTACCCAAGCGCAGGGTCTTTACGACAAGCAATTAAAGGCAGGATTTCCAAATGAAGCGAAGGCGTTGGAAAATCAGGAAAAGGCAAAGACTGCAATCGAAAAAAGAAAAAAAGCCCAAGACGATGCAAACGCAGCAGCAGCCAAAGCAGCACAGGATGAAAAGGCAAGGCAAGATGAATTGAAAAAGCGTTCCGAACAACTGATATTGGATGCGGAATTGGTTGGTAAAACCGAAGTTGAACGCGCCGAAATAATTGCCGAACGTAGATTTAAAGCAAGTGTCAAAGGATTTAACAAGGGTTCTGCTGAATATATTGCAGCCGAAAAAATATTCAATGATGAAATTGCCAAAATAGCCAAAGATGCCAATGCGAAAAAAGCAGCAGAAGATAAGAAATCGGAAGAAGATTTGGCAGCATGGAAAAAACAAGCCAATGACAAAGAAATTACAGCGTTAAACGATTTCTACAAAAAACAGGAAGCGGCATTATATGACAAAAATCTCACAACCGAAGAACTGAACGCAGCCGTAGCAGATTTAGAAGTAAAAAGGTTAAAGGATGAAATCCGCATCCGCAAAGAAAATGGAGAGGAAGTTGCTGCCCTTGAATTGCAACTTGCTCAAAAGCGAAAGGACATAAAAGACAAGGAAGTTGAGGATGAAAAGAGAAAAGAGGAAGCCATACAAAGCATTCGCATGAGTGGATTGCAGGGTGCTTCCGATGCACTTAATGCGCTGTCAGGTTTGATGAAAGAGGGTAGTGACGCACAAAAGGCATTCGCAATCGCAGCCATTGCAGCCGATACAGCAAAGGCAATTTCATCCACAATAGTTGAAGCACGTAACACCGCACGAAACATGACCGCAATGGGTGTTCCTGCTCCCGGCCCACAAATTGCAGGTGCTGCCGTATACGCATCAGGATTGGCAATGGTATTAAGTAACGCAAAACGTGCAAGGGATATTTTGCGTGGCGGTAGTGCAAGTGGTGGCGGTGGCGGTAGTGTTGGTGCGGTAGGTGCTGCCCCCGGTGCAATGACCCCACTCACAGGCGGTGCGCTACCCGAAGAAGGGCAATTCGGTGGCATGGGTAGAGTGTACGTTCTTGAAGGTGACATCACCAAAACGCAGACAAGAGTTCGCAGGTTAAGAAATACAAGTGTCGTTTAAACCTACTTTTAAAGATATGGAATTACCAGTGTACAAAATTGTGGTCAATGACGATGACGAAACAGGCGTGGAGTTTGTTTCTCTCGTTGACCGCCCAGCCATACAAAAAGACTTCATGCTGTTTAAAGACCAATTCGTTGATCCGACAGCAAGTGAAACCGAAGATGAATTTATCAGCCGTTGCATCCCGGTAATGATTGGCGAAGGCATGGAACAGGAACAAGCCGCTGCCGTTTGTTATTCCAAATGGGAAAGCAGACAGAAATTTGAAAGCTATGATGACTATCCCGAAGCGGCCAAAGAAAATGCAAAGGTTGCACTCCGTTGGGCAGAAGAAAACGGATGGGGTGACTGCGGAACAGCGGTGGGTAAAATCAGGGCTAATCAGTTAGCCAATGGTGAAGCCATCACCCGTGACACGATTGCAAGGATGGCAGGGTTTGAAAGGCATAGGCAGAACAGCGACAAGGAATTAGGTGACGGATGTGGCCGCCTGATGTGGTTGGCTTGGGGTGGTGATGAAGGTATTGAGTGGGCAAGTCGCAAATTGCAACAAATAGACATGCGACAGGCATACTCTGTGCAGTCCGAAGAAAAGCGGATTGTGACAGGCCCGGCAATGTTGGCAGATTTACCCATTTACCGCTACGATGATATACGTGGTGAATACTACGTGACCTTTGATGCTGACACCATTTGGAAAATTGCAAAGAAATTTGTCCGCAATGACGCCTACAAAGCAGTCAATACCGACCATGCCAACCCCGTGAAAGAGGGTGTCCACATGATTGAGAGTTACTTCATTGACCGCAAACGTGGTGTAATGCCACCTACCGGGTACGAAGATGCAAAGGATGGCTCGTGGTTTCTGACCTATTTAATAGACAATGAGGAAATTTGGGCAAAAGTTAAGGATGGCGAGTGGAAAGGATTTTCAGTTGAGGGCTTGTTTGACATGGAAGAACAGGATGAAGTCCTTGAAATGATGCGTGAAATAACCGCCATGCTGAAAAATTTTGCATAGGTTAAAATCAATCTACCTTTTAAGATATATGGAATTTAAATCAGAATTAGCCGAAATGAAGTTATCTCTTGCCGCATTCATGGCAGAGGTAAAGCAGCGTTTCAGCGAAGAACCTGTGCCTGCTGCGTTTGGTGAGTTGACTTTGGTTGACGGAACTATCGTGGTTTTTGAAGGTGAGGAACTTGCCGCTGGAATGCTATTGAACGTTAAAGGCGAAGAAGGCATTGTTCCTGCTCCCGATGGAGTGCATGAAACTACCACTGGTCTTTTGGTTACAACCAAAGATGGTGTGGTTGAAATGATTGAAACCAAAGAAGAAACTCCCGTTGAGGAAGTTGAGGTTGAAAATCAGTTTGCATCCGTTGAGCAGTTCGATGCTTTGAGAGCCGCTAACGAAGAACTGGCAGCGAAAATCGCTACCCTTGAAACTGCACTTGTAAACATCCTTGGTAAAGTTGAAGAAACTTTCAGCGTGTTTGAAAAGTTTGCAGCCACCACTCCTGAACCGACTAAAAAGCCATTCGGTTCAGTTAAACCTGAAAAAGAGGAAAATTTCTTTGGCTTTGTTTCCGCAATCAAATCAATCAAAAAATAAAATAAAATCATGGCATTTGACGTAACAGGTCTCACCAATTACACCAAAGAGGAAAGCTTACAGCTTCTGACCAAAGCGATGTTCACCGCCAAAACTGCAAATCTTTTGCAGGGTGCTGGACAGGTTCTCCCCGGTATCAAATCTGCTGAAATACTGCCTTTGCTGTATTCAGACGTTTACTTCCAATCTGACAGCTGCTCTTATCAGACAAGCGGTAACACTACCCTGTCCAAGCGCACACTGACCGTTGGAAAAGTTAAGGTTCAGGAAACTTTGTGCCCCAAAGACCTTGAAACCAAATACACACAGAAAGCTCTTGCCGCTGGTGAAGCTATCGACATGGGTGTATTCACCGAGCAAATCGGAGCTGAAAAAGCTGCCAAAATTGCCGAAGCTATCGAAACTTCAATTTGGCAGGGTGATACCACAGGCGGTGCTGGCAACTTGGGTTACTGGGATGGCTTCCTGACTATCCTCGGAGACCTCGGTTTCGGTGGTGCAGGTGACCCTATCAAAGGTAACGTGGCTAACGCTTACGCTTCTATCACTGCTTCCAACATCGATGACATCATCACTACCATTTACAGCGTTATCCCTGCTGAACTGCTTGGAAAACCTGACCTGATGATTGCTATGGGTACAGATACTTTCCGTCTTTACAGACAGTGGTTGGTAACTGCTAACCTGTTCCACTACCCTGCAAACGAAATCGCAGAGATGGAGATTGTTGACCCTATCACTGGCATCAAGATTTACGGTCTGCATGGCATGAACGGAACGAACAAAATCGTTGCTGGTCTGTGGAGCAATTTCTTCTTGGGTACTGACATGATGAACGAAGAAGAAGAGTTTGAATTTATCTTCAATCCTTTCGAGCGCAGAGTACAATTCCACACCGCTTTCAAATACGGATGTCAGGTTGCTTACCCTGAGCAAGTTGTTCTTTTCACACTCTAATTTTAACCGAATAGAGAAAGTTTAACCCGGGGGGTGGGGAAAAACCCTACCCCCCTTTAATTTAAAAAAATAATATGGCTTGTGTATTAACAACTGGATTTACCTTGGACTGCAAAACCGCAGCCGCAGGTATCAAAAATATTTGGCTCGTTGAGTTCGACGCCAAATCTACTCTAACCAAATCAAGCGGAGAAGTTTCTGCCCACACTTTGAGTGGTGGCAAAAGCTACTTCAAATATGAGTTGGAAAAGGAAACTGGCTCCATGACTTGGAGAACCATTCCTTCAACTGAAAACGGAACCGTGTTTTACGAAGCTGACCTTGTTGCACGTCTGCACAAAGTTACCACTGCACAGCGCAACGAGATTAAACTCCTTGCTCAAAACAGGATGTTGGCCATTGCCCTTGATGCAAGTGGTGACTACTGGCTGCTGGGTGCTGACTATGGTGTTCAGTTGCAGCAGAGTGAAACCAACTTCGGACAAGCGTTCGGTGATTTCAAAGGTCATGTATTAAATTTTCTCCACAAAGAGACCGATTTACCTTTGAAAGTTCAGGCCGCTGTTGTAACTTCGCTGGGTCTTTGATTTTTCATAGTGTTTTCATGCAGAAAGGGTGGTCATTGACCACCTTTTTTGTTTAACATGAAACCGACCTACTTATATTAGTAGGATGCTGTACATAACCAAAGCAGGAACACCCGAATTGATAATCACAGGCAGAGAAAAGGTGACCGTTTCTCCCGTGTATTATCTGTTGGTGTTTGAGTCCGAAATGTCCCAGGAACAAAAGGCATTTATTGTAACCGATACAAGCACAGCACCCAACAGATACCAGCTATTTTCATTTGTAGAGGGCAGCAGTGCAGCAAAAACATTGGCGGTAGGAACGCATTACTGGGCATTATACGCACAAACATCCCCCACCAATACCAACCCATTACTTGCATCGCAGGAAGTTGACCGGGGATTGGCTTATGTTACCGCATCGCATACCGCATTTAACGACCACGAGGTCAATACAACTATTAAACAACACCACATCGGATGAGTTTCGACCTATTACGCATAAATTTTACCGAGTCAAAGTTGCCTAAATTCAAGGAAAACAAGAATAAAGGCATCGTTACCTATGGGGAAAAGAACGATTTTCCCGATACGTTACTTGAATTTTACAACAGAAGCCCAAAACATGGGGCTATTGTAAGGCAGAAAGCCCGTTTTGTTGCAGGTGAAGAAACCCTTGTGGATGGCAACCCCAGCGCAGTTAAGGTAATTGAATACGTTAACCCTTATGAGGGTATTCAGGAGTTCAAAAATAAGTTAGCTCTGGATTATGAATTGTTCAACGGATTTGCCTATGAGGTACACTACAACAAAGTGGGGCAAATTTCTGCTTTGTATCACGTAGATTTCAGCAACATTCGGACACTTGACCACGAAATCTATATGTATGCAGAGGATTGGAAAAAGGCAAAGCATGAGGACATGAAGCATTATGCACCTTTTAACCCGAAAAAGGCCCAACCAATGGAAGTGCAGTTGTACTACTTCCGAGAATATGCACCTGCCTTGGGTGTTTATCCGTTGCCCCCATATCAGCATTGTTTGCAGTATATTGAAATTGATGTTGAGATAGCCAACTTCCACAATAACAACATCCGCAATGGGTTTGCCAACGGCACACTGGTTCAGTTGTTCAAAGGTCAACCTACCGAAGAAATTGCCTTTAACTTTGAGAGGAAGTTCAAGCAGAAAACCACAGGCACGGACAACGCAGGTGGTGTGCTTATTCAGTTCAATGAGATGAACGAAAAGTCTGCGGAGATTGCACACCTGCAACCTTCCGACATGGACAAACAATTCCTGCAACTGAATGAAACCGTGCAGGATGAAATCTTTATCGGCCACAACTTTCCGAAAATTCTGCTCGGTTACGCAACCGAAGGCGCACTTGGTCAGCGTAATGAAATGATTGAAGCATATGAGTTGTTCCATAAGTCATACGTTAACAAGCGTCAAGTAAAAGTTGACACTTGCCTACAACATACACTTGAAAGCGTTTATCCCGGCATCGAGTTAACCACCAAAGACAGCGATTTTCTGGGAGTTGATTACGTTGCATTGTATCAATTTGGCATTGTAAGCCGTGAGGAAGCACGTGAAGCACTCGGATTGCAAAACACAACCATTCAGGCGCAAAAGTTTGACGGTCACACTTGCGAATTTCACAAATGGTCGGATAAGGATTTAGAAACTTTTGCCAAATTTGGGGCTGATGAAAGCGAATTTGAGGAAGTGAAACTTACATTTGAACTGACCACCAAAGAAAAGCGTGTGTTGGCTGTTGTAAATTCCGATGAAAAAGCCACGTTGAAAGACATTTCCACCGCCACCAAAATAGGAGAAGAAGAAGTTATCAAGATTTTGAAAACTTTGCAGGACAG